AAAGTAATAAAAGAATTAGCTAAACCATCTCCTAAATTTAATGAAATAAGACAAATAATAGCTAACGCAAATGTTAAAGATTTTGAAGTATTTTATAGATATCTATTTGATAATGCTTCAGATTTTGCTCCTGGAAAAGAAGGCACAGTAGCAATACATATAAATGAATATAGTTTTCAATCTAATTTTAGGATTGATAAAGAAATAAACTGTATGGCCTTAATAAAACAATTAATTAATATTTAAATTTAAAAAAATGAGTGAAAATAATGTAGGACAACCACAAGTAAAGTTAGAAGATACAACTTCATTTGAAACACCAGAAGGAAATAAAATATTTCAACAAGGTGTATTATTACGTAGTGTATCTAAATTTGTAGCAGGTACTGATGAAGACGCAGTTATGCCAATTCCAGTATTTTTCTGCCCTGATACTAAAAAATTGGTAGGATTAACTTTACCACCTGAGATTAGAGAAGAATATAAAGATGATTTAATCTAAATGACTGTATTTAATTGGTTAGAAGAAATAACAGTTAAAAAAACACCACCTAATAATTTTACTCAACAAGATTGGGATGATTGGAATTCTTATATGGTGCATAGATTTTTATCTATGAATATGAGTTATATTGATATAGTCAATTATGTACAAAATATAAATCCCCAAAATAAAAAAGAGATTTATACTATTTATAGGGAGATGATTCCTAAAAGAAAGATATGGAATAAATATATTAAGAATCAAAATAAAAAAGATTCAAAAGAATTAGAAAAAATTATAGCTAATAAATTATTAATTGGATGTAATGAAGCTAGTTCGTATATTCCCATATTGGGTAAAAATGGAGTCACTGAAGTATTAAATGACTTAGGTTATGAAAAAAAAGAAATAACTAAATTAATAAAAACAATATGAACTTACAGGTATACAAATTTTTAAAAGCAGAAGCAGAAGCTGATAAGGCTAAAGCACTGGCTAGTATTCAATTATTAACAAATCACCCTGCAGGTATAGGTGATCATTCAACTAAAGATTATTGGGATAATTGTAATGAAGCACTTAGATTATTAGCATCAGCAGATGAAAGATTAGAAGTGTTAGAAAAATACTTTAACTCTAAAGAACAAGTAAATGGATAGTAGGAAAGCATGGGAGTTTAGTAAAGAAAAAGTAGTTAAGTCAGTAAAAACATCTTCAACAGTAGAAACATTTGAAATAGAATACCCAGAATTATCTGAGGAATTTAAACAAATTACTAAAGAAATGTATGAAATGTTTGCTGCTAAACATATGGATTATGGTTTAAATAATATTGCTTTAGGTGGTGATATTTTAAATAATAAAGATGACAAAAAATTCTCATTAACAGGATTAGCAATTAGGTTAACTGATAAAATAAGTAGATTAAAAAATTTACTTTTAAATGGTAAAAATTATGTTAAAGGTGAAGGTATGGAAGATACTTTTATTGATATTGCTAATTATGGGATAATCGGTCTTTTAGTAGGTCGTGATAAATGGAAAAAATAGTTTGGGTAAAAAGAAAGTACCAATTATAGTAAGGGAGATTAGAAATAATCCCCCTTTACCAGTTAACTTTGCAGTTGAAAAGAATATATCTTATTCACAATTGTCAATGTTTACTCAGTGTCCTAAAAAATGGTCATTACAATATAGAGATGGCCATAAAATTAGTGAACAAAGTATTCATATGACGTTTGGAACTGCATTACATGAGGTAATTCAACATTATTTAGATAAAATTTATGAAGTAAGTGGAGCAGCTGCTGATAGAATTGATTTAGAAGAATTATTTGAAGATACACTAAGGAAATGTTATGCTAATGATTATAAGAAAAATAATAATGAACATTTTAGTTCACCAACTGAGTTAAGAGAATTTTTTGAAGATGGTAAAGAAATTTTAAGGTTTATTAAAAAGAAAAGAAATCTATACTTTAAAAAGAAAGGAACATATTTAGTAGGTTGTGAAGTACCTATTGTTGTAGCTCCTAGTTTACGTCTTAATCGTGTTAAATATATGGGTTATTTAGATGTTGTACTATACCATGAAGCCACAAACACATTTAAAATTATTGATATTAAAACTAGTACTAAAGGGTGGAATAAATGGGCCAAAAAAGATGAATCAAAACAATTCCAGTTAATATTATACAAATATTTTTTCAGTAAACAATATAATATTCCTATTGAAAATATAGATATTGAATTTTTTATAGTTAGAAGAAAAATATATGTTGATGGTGATTACCCTCAAAAACGAGTACAACAATTCTACCCAGCTTCTGGTAAAGTAAAACTAAATAAAGCTAAGAATAACTTAAATGAATTTATAAGTAAGGCTTTTAACTTGGATGGGTCATATAAAGATACTATATTTAGGGCAAACCCAAGTAAATGGAATTGTACGTTTTGTCCTTACAAGGAGAATACAGAACTATGCAATGCAGTTGGTAAAAATTTATAATCTGCATATATGTATAGACAAATATAAATAAAAATAAAAATTATGGCAAGTTCAAAAGACATGACACTAACGAGTGTAAAAGTAAAAGCAGATTTATTTGAAAATTTTAAAATCGAATGTGTAAAACGTAAATTTAGTTTTCAAAAACTAGCTGATCGTTCATTATACTTATATTTAACAAATGAAGATTTTAGAAAACAAATTAATTCACAAGTAAAATTAGATATAGACTAATAATTAAAACAGTTATTGAAGATGAAAGAAGGTTATATTAAAAAAGAAAAAAGAAAAAAAATTCTATTATTAACAGATGACATTAGAGTTCATTCTGGTGTAGCCACAGTAGGTAGAGAAATTGTAACAAATACAGCTCATAGATATAACTGGGTTCAGTTAGCAGGAGCTATTAAACATCCCGAAAAGGAAAAAGTTATTGATTTATCTAAAGCTACTGGAGAAAAATTAGGTATAGATGATGCTAGCGTTTTATTATACCCTTGTGATCATTATGGTAATCCAGATTTATTAAGAGAAGTAATCAAACGTGAAAAAATTGATGCTTTATTTCTTATAACAGATCCTCGTTATTTTGAATGGTTATTTGCTATAGAACATGAAATTAGATCAAATATTCCTATAGCATATTTAAATATTTGGGATGACCTACCAGCTCCAATGTATAATAGGGATTTTTATGATTCTTGTGATGCTTTATTTGGTATTTCTAAACAAACTAAAAACATCAATGAAATGGTTTTAGGTAAAGATAGATGTAAAAATAAAGTAATTAAATATATCCCTCATGGTTTAGATCATTTTGTATTTAGACCTATAAATAAATTTGATAAAGAATATAAAAAATTAGAAGAAAGTTTATCAAGAGATGGAAAAATGAAATTTAAATTACTATTTAATTCTAGAAATATTAGACGTAAGTGCATCCCAGATACTATTTTAGCGTGGAAATATTTTTTAGATACTTTAAATAAAGAAGAAAGAAGTAAATGTCAATTAGTACTTCATACTACACCTATAGATGAACACGGTACTGACATTCCAGAAGTAATAAGATTTTTATTTCCAGAAGAAGATCATAATATAGTAATATCAGCAGGTAAATTTTCAACAGAACAAATGAGTTATTTATATAACTATGCTGATGGAACAATATTATTATCATCTGCAGAAGGATGGGGATTAGCTTTAACAGAATCATTATTAACTGGAACTCCTATTATAGCTAATGTAACAGGTGGAATGCAAGACCAAATGAGATTTACAGATAAAAAAGGTAATTGGATTGATTTTAATGAAAATTTCCCTTCTAATCATAATGGTACTTATAGAGATTGTGGTGAATGGGCTTTACCAGTATATCCTACAAATAAATCATTAGTAGGTTCACCAAGAACCCCTTATATTTGGGATGATAGATGTACACCTGAAGATGCTGCTAAACAAATTAAAGCATTATATGATATGGGTGATAAAGAAAGAAAAAGAATAGGTAAAATAGGTAGAAATTGGGTATTAGGTGATGAAGCTGGATTTACAGCTGAAAAACAAGCTAATAGAGTAATTGAAGGAATGGATGAGTTATTCCAAAAATTTAAATCAAAACCAAAATTTACATTTACTAAAGATACTAATATAGATAGGAAGGTTTTAAATCATAAATTAAAATACTAATATGAAGAATACATTTGTTATAAGCTGCCCAATTGACACTTATAGTGGTTATGGAGCTAGGTCTAGAGATTTTGTTAAATCAATAGTTGAATTAGATAAGTATGATGTAAAAATATTATCTCAAAGATGGGGTAGTACTACTAGAGGTTTTATTAAAAATAATGAAAAAGAATGGGGGTTTTTAGAAAAACTAATAATACCAGGATTACAAGAAAAACCAGATTATTGGTGTATGGTAACGGTTCCTAATGAATTTCAACCTGTGGGAAAATATAATATAGGTTTAACAGCTGGTATTGAAACTACAGTATGTGATGTAGAATGGGTAAAAGGATGTAATAAAATGGATTTAATTTTAACTTCATCCGAACATTCAAAAAGTGTGTTTAAAACTTCAAAATACCAAAGTAGTGAAAATAAAAATGATATACTCGAAATAACAAAACCTATTGAAGTATTATTTGAAGGAGCTAATTTGGATATTTACAAAATTATTAAAAAATTTGAAAATAAAGAATTATATAATAGTATTAATTCTATACAAGAAGACTTTGCTTATATAGTAGTAGGGCACTGGATGCAGGGTGATTTTAGTCATGATAGAAAAAACATTGCTCTTACAGTTAAATCATTTTATGAAACCTTTAAAAACCATAAAAATCCACCTGCTCTTATTTTAAAAACTTGTAGAGTTAATGCCAGTATAGGAGATAAAGAAGTTATACAAAGAAAAATAGATGATATAAGAGATAGTGTAGAGGGAGATAATATACCTTCTGTTTATTTGTTACATGGAGAATTTACAGATAAAGAAATGAATGAAATATATAATCATCCAAAAGTTAAGTCTATGGTAAGTTTTACTAAAGGAGAAGGATTTGGTAGACCATTATTAGAATTTAGTTTAATGAATAAACCAATAATAGCTTCTGGGTGGTCTGGTCATTTAGATTTTTTACAATCAGAAAATGTAGGTTTATGTGGTGGGAAAATTAATAATGTACATAGGTCAGCACAAGTTAAAGGACTATTAATTGAAGGTTCTCAATGGTTTGATATAGATCATAAATTTGTTAATGGGTTTTATAATGATGTTTATGATAATTATGAAGGTTGGTTAGAAAGAGCTAAAAAACAAGGTAAATATTCAAAGAAAAACTTTAGTTTTGATAAAATGACTAAAAAAATATCTAAAATATTTGAAAAAAATCTACCAAAATTACCTAAAAAAATGGAATTAAAACTCCCGGGGATGGATAAAATTAAAATGCCTAAAAAAAATAATAAACTTAAAATAGTAAAGTAATGAATAAAGATAATTTAATTGAATGTAAAAGATGTAACAGTGATGCTTGCTATACTCAAAAAGTAGGTAAAATAACACTTTATTCTTGTTATGGTTGTGGTTTTCAAACTTCTACTATAATGAAACAAGGTGAAAAGTTTTTTGAAGAACAAATGGATATACTTCCTGAATTATATAAAGCATTATTAGGTGAAGATGAAGATGGGTTAATATGGATGCCTCAAACAGTAAATTTACCACAAAACGGAATGGTGTTTGCAACAGCAGCTAAAGAATTTGGTGTTAAAGGAGCCCAAGTAAATCAAGATAATTATGAATGGGCTGGGGTTAAAGCTGTAAAAATTACAGATGAAGAAAAAGAAAAATTTCCAATTCCAAATAAAGAAAATGAATATTATGAGTGGAGAATGGATATGACTACTGAAAAAAGATTTAATCATACTGATTTTATTGAAGCATTAGATTATATAGGGGTGTTTGGTGAAAAAGATTCTAAATAATGAGAATATTAGTTACTGGAGGTGCTGGGTTTATTGGTACAAATTTAATTAAAAAACTTGTTAAGGAAGGACATGATGTATATTCTTTAGATAACTATGATAGTGGTAAAGAAGAAAACCATATAGAAGGTGCTACTTATCATGATTGTGATATAGAACAAATTACACAATGGAAAAATAGAGATAATGCTGGGTTAAATGAATTTGATTTATGTTTTCATTTAGCAGCACTAAGTAGAATTCAACCTTCATTTTCAAATCCATCAGAAACATTTAGAGTAAATACTAAAGGTACTCAAGCTGTACTTGATTGGGCTAAACAAAATAAAGTTAAAGTTATATATGCAGGATCCTCTTCTAGATGGCATAATCATACTATTTCACCTTATGCTACTAGTAAATATTTAGGTGAAGAACTTTGTAAAATGTA